AACGTGCAAATAGCACTCGTATAACTCAAACTGTTTGGAAGCAAGGTCGTTGTCGCTCAGTCGGTCCGCTATCGTTTCCAGTTCGCTGTTGGATTCTACCTGCAACTGGTCTGGATGTGTGTCTCCGGCACCTTTTTCGTAGTCCTGCATAGCCTTATCTACATTTTTATAGATGCCCTCGGCTTCTTTCTGCTTCAAATAGTCGCCGTTTACGATTTTCCGGTGCGCAATAAACTTAGCGTCCTGCACACTTCTTCCGTCAGGCGTGTAACGAAGCTCGTCCGGTGACATATACTGCACAACCGGGTAGTTTGCGGTGACGGTAATCTTGTCAAACGTGACAACGAAGATGTCCGGCGCGTCTTTTAACGGCTTAATGTCGATAATCTCAGCGTTCCCTGCGCGTTCCTCCTGCATTAAAAGCGCCACAAAGTCAACATTTTGGTCTGAAACCATCTGTTTGTAGCGTTTTCTGTCTTCTTCGCGTCTCCACCACACCTTTGCTACGCACCAGTTGTACTTTAAGGCGTCTTTCCATGCGCTTTCGATGAACGTGGGATAGGCATTTTTGCGCTGCAACTGGTATTTTAGAAGCTGCTGCACTTTTTTTGCCTTTACGTCGTCGTTAATATTGACGGCGCGGATGTCTACCGGGTCGTCTGTTCCCAAAAACGGCTCCTCCAAAGACGGAAGCATCCATTTAATTGTTGTTTTTACGTCTCTTGAACAGAATTCCGACGTTTCCGACAACCGGGGAAACTTGCTCCGGTAATGTTCCTTTGTAGCAAGGTACATATCCCTACGTTCTTCCAGTTTTTGACGGATAGTGCCATCGAAATAGCTGTTTGCAACATCTTTTCCCCTCTCAAACGCCCGCATAATCTTGTCGATTTCTTTCTTTTTGAGCGTATCCAGTGAAACTTCTTCCTCTTTTTCGTCCGGCGTGGCCTGCATCGTCAAAAAGTCTATCGGTTTCATGTTTTGAGGGTTTGGTTGCACCATAGGAGTAGCACCGATGTTCTGCCCGTCTGCGATATTCGCTTGTGTGTCGTTCAGCCTTGCGGAAAAATCAAGGCCGTTCCCTTCTGCAATACTCATCTATGCCACCACCATGTCAAAAATACTCTGCGATGACGACTGCACCGCTTCCTACTCCGTAAATCTTGCTGCCGCTCCCGATCTGCACCGGGAAAACACGATATTCTCCTGCCTTAACAGGGATGCCGGTAGTCGACGTAACATTGCTGTCACCAATGTAGCATGCGCTTTCGCCCTCTACGTTGTTGACTTCCAGCGCAATACGACCGCCGTCGCGGTTATTCTCCAGCGTCCCTTTCAACGCAAGAGGCTGTGCCGTATTGGATAACGTAACAGAACCTGTACGGACCTGTGTAAAACTGCGCAAAAACATAAAAACTCCTCCTTTCCTGCTATTTTTTTCATTTTTTTATATAAAAATAGCGTTACAAACTCCCAAATTTGCGAATTTTTCCCTGTTTTCGCAATTTGTCAAGTTTGGAACGCCTATTTAACCGGACCGGTTGTGCAAACGTCAACGCCAACGCATCGGCATAGTTTGGAGAAGCCAACCCTCTCCGCTTCATATCGTCTTTGCTTTCCAACTGCAGCTTGCCCCGACGGTTGATCGCAGCTTCCGGGCCTGTCAAATCGGTCACTACTTCATCCCTGTTTTCAATCGTCCCGCCTTCCTGCAGCCATTTCTTCATTTCTGACCACATCTCCGCCCGTTTGTTGGCGTAATATTCGTCTACCGGCTTACTTGCAAAGGAAATCAACTGCCAAACATCGGCTCTGCCCATACTCTTTAACACGGAATAGATACCGGTGCCGTAGCCCATATCAATGAATCCCTTGCTCATGCCGTATTCATCCTGAAAATAGGCTAACTTTTCGGCTACCAACGTATCGTCGCTGTTGCTTTTCAACTCCCACAGTACTTTGGAGTAATTTCCTTTTCGTAAATACACAATTAACGAATCTTCGCCCGTCCATGCCGGGTCGCAACCGATAATAACCGGCTCTCCGTCGGCAGCATCCTCCAACGCATAATGTTTTCCTCGCTCTACCGCTTCGTCCGCCAACGTCCTGCTTATCAACTGGTTGGCGGCGGCACTCGGAAACTGGCCTAATACATGGACTTTGACAAAATCGCTGTCTATCCCCCATGCTTCGACCCACTCGTTTAACTGCTGCTTGTTGGAAATCCGCACTTCCCTGGAATCAATTTGTTTTCGCTTCCAAAAGTTACGGAATTTATTGAAGCAATCAAAAAAGCGCCCCGAAGGACGCGTTGGGTTGCCAAAAGCACACCATATTATCTCTGTATCTTTGTCTGTCGTAGCACCCTCTACCGTTTCCCATATCACGTCTGCGATAGCCGATGCTTCGTCGAAGATTATCAATATCCGCCTGCCCTGATTATGCAGACCGGCAAATGCTTCCGGGTTCTGCTCGCTCCATGGGATCGCATCTATTCTCCACGTTTTTTCGTGTTTCGTATCGGAACTGTACAAACTCGTCGCCGTGTACTCGAACAACGGATGCCCGATAAACAACCGGTACCACTTTGCCAATTCCGCCCACGTCTTCGTCCGCAACTGCGTATCGGTATTTGCCGTAACAACGCCTTTTGTATCTTCAAACGTGGAAATAGCCCACAAAATCAACCAACTGACTAACGCTGACTTCCCGATGCCGTTGCCGGACGCCCGGACTTCCCGGATAACCGTGTTTATATCTTTCAGCCCTGACTTAATATCCTCTAATAATTCGACCTGCCATTCCTGCGGAGACTGGTTCTCCAACTCTCCCTCGCCCCACGGGAACGCCGCGTATACAAACCCCACCGGGTCGTGCGCAAATTCCCCCAGGAACGCTGCCAGCGCGCCCTTGTCTTCTGCGGAAAAATCCGATAATTTTTTCGCCATTTGACCACCTTTTCTCTACCCCTCTTTATGTGTCCCCCACCGGGGTAACGTCGATAATTTCCGACGAAGAAGAACCCTTCTGCGGTATCTGCCTGTTTAACGCCCTCTCTCTTGCAGCCTTTAACATGTCCGCAACATTGACGTTCATGTTGACCTCTGTCTTGTCCTTGAACCCGCCCTCGCAACGGATAATGTCCTCCGCTGCTTTGATCCGGTCCGCTAAACTTGCGTCTAACCCGAACTGGTCCTTAATCTTCCCTTCCATTACTTCCGTCAAGAATGACTTTGCTCTCTCTAACGACGCAAAACCCTTCTCGGCGTTCCAGTCTATCAAATCCTGCATGTACGCAATGTTACAATCCCTCTCTAATATCTCCTGGCACTTCTTGGACGCTACCGACGCACTCACTCCCGGATATACCGCCTGATAACTCTTTGCTAACTTGTGCGTCTTGTAATACTCCCGGACTACCGCTTCCTCCCGCGCCCTTTCTAACATAACGTCTACTTCTAATTGCTTCCGCGAATCTCTTCCCTTGCTCATTCATCTCCCCACTCTCTAACTTTCTCCATACCTCGTCTAATAAAAATAAAAACATGTCCTCTACTTTTACCGTCTTCTTTAATAACAACGGCGCATACATCGACTTGTGTATGTTCGGGTTCTTCGGCGTCTTCGGAAACATCTTGTTGTACTCCTCCGTCGTCATGTTTAACGATAAACTGTACTCCGTATAAATCCGACCCGTACGCTCACTTACTTTCTGGTCCGTCTTTAATAACAATACCTGACCGTACTTCAAACGTATCCCCTTTAACATCTTCAGTATCAAACCGTGAAAATTCGCCATTCCGCGCCACCCCTGTTATATGAAAATTACTCGTAATTATTTGAGGGGGTATATAGTGACCCCCGTACCCCTCACTTACGTTCGGGGTAGTAGGTCTAATGTAGCAATTTTAAAAAAATTGCTTATTATAGTAGCTGTCGCCCCCGCGCCACCGCCGCTTCCCCCACGCTTCCCCTATGGATCTATGGTGTTTCTGCTATAAAAAACAACAAAAGGAAGCTATTTAAAGGAGTTTATGACATGCCGTAATACCTATTGACGACCCATTCCGGCAGCACAGAAGCCAAATCTGTTTCAAAAAGAAAGAAAAGATGACTGTTTAAATAGATTCCCCGGAAGAAATAACACGGGTTGACATAGATTCTTCCGTCTTCGCATGCGAACACTCGCAAATCGTACATCTTTTTCAAAAAACTGTACGTCTGCCGTTCCTTTTTTCCAAGCCGTTCCGCCAGTTGCTTGACGGAAAGCGGTTTGTTGTAGCCGTTTACCCGGTGAAAAAGCATGTTGGTGCTGGCTTCCATGTAGTGAACACAGTCAAGTACGGTTCCCTTTTCCGCCTGCGTGAGCGTTTTTGGCAGTGTGCAGCCGGGATAAATGCGAATTGGCGACTTTGAAAGCCAAAATCTATATCCGCGTTCCTGCGGGAAGCGTAGCTTTTGGTATTCCTTCC